GACGCTGATTTCGATGGTTCGTTTGAAACAGTAATAGGTCCATTCACCTTTGAATTGGAGGACGAGGAATGAGTTTGAATGACATCATAGACATCGTGATCACGCGCCAGCCTGTGGTGCCCACCGCCGAAGGGTTTGGGTATGCGAACTTTGTTTCGCCGCTCTCGACCTTCACGCCGCGCATCAAGAGCTACGCGAGCATCCAGGAGGTCGAGGCAGACGTGCAGGTCGGCTCTGATGCGCTCGACTTCGCCGGTCGATACTTCGGCCAGGCCGTGCGCCCGCAGAGACTTTTCGTCACAAAGAAAGGTGGCGGAGATACCTACGTGCAGGCTCTGACAGCCGCCGAGGAAGCCGGGTCAACGACTGACTGGTATGGCGTTGCGGTTGATTCAGACAGCGATGCAGACATCCTGGCTGTCGCAGCATGGGCTGAGGCTCGGGTGAAGATCTTCGGCGCGAAGACCGCTGATGCCGGGGTCTATGATCCCGATGACGAATACAACATTCTGAGCGTCCTCAAAGATCTCGGCTATGATCGGACGTTCCTGTTCTATCACCACGAGTCGGCAACAGAGAATGTCGAAGGCGCTCCTTTCGGCCTCCAGCTGCCGAAGAACCCAGGATCGAGCAACTGGGCATACAAGCGCTTCTCGGGCGTGTCGTCGAGCCCTCTGAACTCAACGCAGAGGACACAGATCCTGGACCGCTATGGCAATTGCTACACCAACCGGAACAACTTCAACGTCTTTGAAAATGGCCGGATGGTTTCGGGCGAGTGGATTGATGTGATTCAGGGGATCGACTGGCTGCATTATCGGATGCAGAACAACATCTGGACCGCGCTCGTCAGCAACGAGAAGATCCCATACACCGATGATGGCATCTCAATCATCCTGAACCAGATCCGCGAAGCCCTTCGCACATCTCAGATCCGTGGCATCATTGCCTCTGCTCCCGAGTTCGAGATCTCGGCACCTCTGGCGTCTGAAGTCTCTGCCAATGACAAGGGCGCTCGCTTGCTCCCTGACATCACCTTCCAGGCGACTCTGTCGGGTGCAATCAACAAGACACAGATACGTGGCCGTATCCTGATCTAACCCTCCAACGTGATAGGAGCAAGAAGCAATGTTGAGAAGCTATGACCCCAAGGCCGTTTCCATAATGGTCGGCACGCATATCGTGTCTGAGTATGAGGATGGAACTTTCATCAACGTGGAACGGAACAACGACACATGGGCGATCAAGAAAGGTGCATCGGGCGAGACGGCTCGCGCGAAAAGCAATGATCGCTCGGGTCGGATCACGATCACCCTGATGTCAACCTCCCCGTCGAATGATTTTCTGTCAGCCCTGGCGATCACAGATGAGCAGACCAACGCTGGCGTTGTTCCTGTTCTGATCCGTGAAGTCGGCGGCACGACCATCGTTGAAGCGACAGAGGCTTGGATCGTTCGCCCCTCTCCTTTCGAGAGATCGAAGACGGTCGGCGCGACGACATGGATCATTGAGTCTGGCGACATCCTGATGAACATCGGAAGCCTGCCAGCCAACGCCTAATTGAACATGATGTACGAGAGAAGCGGAAAGGACTTAAACCTATGCAGAAACCAAAGGATATTGTCATCGACGGGAAAACCTACACGCTCGGTCATTGGGATGTGCCCAAGGCGATCGAGGTCTGGGCATGGCTTGTCGAGTCGCTGGGGCCTGGAGTGAAGGATGCTTTCGAGAAGTTCCAAACACTTCAGCAGCCCCAGCCTTCTACTGATCCATCTCTGCCCGAGCCAACGAAAGAGGATCAGAGCATCAAGCTCGCCATCGAGGTCTTCGGCATCATCGTCGATACACTTCGCAAGAGCGTTCCGCCCAAAGAGTATGCTGATCGCATGCTCTCCTTCTGTTCCGATGTGCTTGTCGATAATGCCAAGCTCAAGCCACAAGTCCACTTCCAGGGGAACCTGCTTCTGATGCACCGCGTTGTCGCAGAGGTCCTGAGGTATCAATACGCAGATTTTTTCGACGAGGCCCTGTCACTTTTAAACAAGTGAGCATTGGGCGGGCATCATCAATCCCGCCCTTTGAACCAGGGCAGTTGAACATCAATTGGTTTATCTGGCGACCTGTGATCAGAAAGGTCGCCACGTACACTGAGATCATGAAGTATTGGACGATCAAGGATCTGATGGACTGCCATGAAGCTTTGGATCTCCAGGATGCCGCCGATCAATACTATCATGACATGCAGAGGAAGCTGACCCAATCGTGAGAGAGGATCGAGATGTCCGCAACATTCGTTCGAGAGTTTCTGACCAAGTATTCGTTTGATGTCAATGAGGGTCCGATCAATCGAATGAATCGGGCATTGAAGACAGCGGGCGATCGAATGAAAACCGCATTCAATCGCAAGCCGATTGATGCGAACACGGGCAAGGTGATCGAGGCCGAGAAGGCTTTCAAGAACCTGAACGATGCAGCCGATGAAGTCGGCAAGAGCTTTCAGAAGATTGCCATCACCATGGCAGCAATTGGGGCCGCGGCTGGCGGGCTCTTTCTCGTCGCCAAATCAACGGCTGACTTTGCCGATTCCGTTTCAGATACAGCCAAGGCTCTTGGGGTCGGGACCCGAGAGCTTCAGCGTTTGAGATACGCAGCCCAGATCGGCGGGGCAACAGTTGAAAAGATGGATACATCGCTGAAGTTCCTTGCGCGTAACGCTGTCGAAGCAGCAAAGGGAACAGGCTCACAGGCTGATGCCTTCAAACTTCTCGGGGTCCGTGTCGTTGATGTCAATGGCAAGATGAAGACCTCCGAGCAATTGATCCTTGAAACCTCTGATGCCTTTGCCCGCATGAGCGATGGAGCACAAAAGACAGCCACTGCCATGAACATCTTTGGAAGGGATGGGGCAGCCATGCTTCCCTTTCTCAGCCAGGGCAGTGTGGCCATCGAGAACATGATGCGCGAGGCAGAGCAGCTTGGCTATGTCCTCGATGAAGAGGCTCTGGTTGCAGCCGGGGCTTTCAACGACAACATGGATCGCTTGAAGTTCGCGGCGATCGGGCTTCGGAATATTCTGGGCTCTGAGCTGATCCCGATCTTTACCGAGATCACATCGGGCATCATTGAATGGGTGAAGGCCAATCGGGAATTGATCAAGACGGGTGCCAAGGAATGGGTTGAGAGTCTTGGCAAGGTCATGAGCTATGTGATCAGCGTTTTCAAGGGTTCGTTCTCTGTGTTCGATCGGATCGCTCAGATCTTTGGGGGATGGGACAAGACGATCAAGCTTTTGACGATCTCTCTGCTCGGCTTTGGCGCAGCAAAAATTCTGATTGGCATCGGCGCTCTTGGGCAGACGCTTTGGGTTCTTGTCAAGAGCATCCGAGCCGTTGGCTTCGCAGCGAGATGGACACAGATACAGCTATTCGCAATCCCTCTTGCCATTGGCGCTGCGGTTGTCGCAGCCGCTCTGCTCATCGACGACATCATCACTTTCTTTACAGATCCCGAGGTCGAGACAGCGACAGGTCATTTCGTTGACTTCATCAAGGAGACATGGAATGCGGCCGTTCAATTCATCCAGGACTCGCTCGAAAGCATCAAGGGATTCATGGTCGATGTGGGTGCCTCCATCATTGAGGACCTCGCCCAGCCATTGGAGAAAGTTCTTATCCTGATCAATCGTGCGGTAAAGGGCTTCACGGGCTTCGATGTTCTGGAGTCGATTGGATGGAAGACGGGCGAGGAAGGGGTCAAGCAAAGGCGCTCGATGGTTCAGGGCGCAGCCGATTTCATCACATCCCCGATCGCCTCTTACGACACAGGCATGAGGGGCGGGTTCGCTCCATCTCCTGAAGTCCGCGCGGCGACCATCTCAAGCGCGGGCAAGGGCGGGACGACGATGATCGAGAACAAGGTCGAGATCAATGCCAATGGTCTGTCGGAGCAGGCCGCCAAGGAGCTGGCAACCCAACAGTTCATGCAAAGCCAGAAAGAGCTTCTGCGCAAGGCCGGTAACAATTCGATACCCAAGAACAGGGAGTAAACGATGGCCGTTGGTGAATTCATCTTTGGCTATGAGGACAAGCTGTCTGCGATACAGAGCGGACTCTTTGGCTATGAGAAGAGACTGACCCGGATCGGCGAAAGCATCATCGTCGATGTTACAGAGGTATTGACCACAGATCTCGAAGCAGAGGTAACGAAGTGGCCTGTCGAGCGAAGCCAGGACATCTCGGACCACATCAAGCTTGGTCCTGTGAGGATTCAGATCCAGGGCTTCATCTCGAACGCTCCGCTTGGGGGGATCGCCGGGGTCGCTCAATCCGTTGCGACAGGGGTCCTTTCCGGCTTCGGTGCACAGCTTGCCCAGAACACAAGAATAGGCGGAACCAGTCTTGTTGGTACAGGGCTCGGGACCGCTGTGGGCGCTCGCCTGGGTGGAGCTCTCGGAAATTATCTGAGGGGTCAGGACCCTGATGTCTCGTACCCGCAGAAAGCCATGAAGGCGATGATTGATTGCTATAAGGATCGAAAGCCCTTCACGATCAGAACCTATTTTTACCCGAACGAAAATGAGTCGAACATCTATACGAACATGGTCATCACCGCCCTGAGCTTTCCGCAGTCTGCTCAGACAGGCGATGGTCTGCCGTTCACGCTTTCAGCGGAGAGGATCGAGCTGGTCGATCTCGAACTCAAGGGGGTATCGGGTGAATTCATCCGGGGCTTTCTCGCGGGCAACTCTGCGCCGCCAAAGGCTGATCTTGGAAAGCAGGGGACCAAGCCGGCATCGGGTCCAGCCGGGTCCAAGGCATCTGCTCTGCTCAACACCTTTCGCGGCCTGACAGGGGGACTCTGAGATGGCGACCTTGCAGCTTCCAATTAGGAATGATCAGCCAGCCTATCGTTTCCAGCTAACGCTTGAGACGCGCGTTTACTTCTTCGAGTTCCGGTTCAATACCCGACAGGACAGATGGCTCATGGATGTCCTGGATGAAACGCAGAGCCCGATCCTTATGGGTATACCCATACTAACGGGCCTTCCGATCCTCGATGGCTATACGCGTGCGACCAGGCCGCCAGGGACCTTTGTTGCTGTCGATCTTACAGGACAGGAACGCAATGCCGATCGAGAGACTTTCGGGGTCGATGTTGTTTTGCTGTACGTGGAATCAGAGAGCTGAGAGGGGGAGAAGGTGGCTGACTCAAAAATCATAACGGCAACCGGGCAGGGTTCGCAACCCCTGTTTTTAAGATCGGCTCAGGTCGTGCTCCTGAACCTGCGTACAGCCCAACGGCTGACCATTGACCGCCTGCGATTCAAGTTTCAGGTCGAGAGATCTGTCGGATCACAGACCAATCAAGGCACTCTTGAGATTTATAACCTGTCCGAACAAAGCCGAAACTTCTGCAACATCCCCCCCGAGAAGCCAGGGGTCGAGACGAAAAAGGGTCTCTTCGTCGAGCTGTCGGCTGGGTATCAGAACTTCACGCGCACGATCCTGACCGGCAATGCCAAGGGCGGCTCAGAGAACATGGCCCCCGATTGGGTGACGAAGCTTGAGATCATCGACGGCTATACCGCCCTGCGGACCACCACCATACAGAAATCATACGGCGCGGGCTTCAGCATGAATCGGGTCATCCTCGATGTGATCCAAAGCTTCGGGCTGCCTGTGGGCTATGTCAAGCCGGTACTGACAACTGATGTTGTGCGGACAGGTCTGACCCTCAATGGATTGAACAAGCGCATCCTCGATGACTTCGCAGCGACCTATGGCTTCCGCTGGAGCGTTCAGAATGGAGCCATCAACGTCATCGACCGCTTCGGCGCTCTGCCCCAGCCGGCAGTAAATCTAACCCCGCGTACGGGGCTTATCGGCTCTCCTGTGCGAACAGACAAGGGGGTCAATTTCAAATGCCTGCTGATCCCTCTGATCGTTCCAGGGGGAAAGGTTCGGCTCGATCAGAACAGCGTCTTTACCGGGGAGCTGATCATCCAGAAAGCAATCTATTCCGGCGACACCCATGGGCAGGAGTGGACGATTGATGTGGAGGCGACAACAACATGACCCGTCAGGCGCATGAAACACCAGAGCTGGTTGATGTGATCTCGGAGCTGATCGACGATCGGCTGAAGGATCTCGATATCTGCTTTCCTGGCACGGTAAAAGCTGTGGATAAAACAAAGGGGTTGGTCGATGTGCAGTCAGACTTCAAGCGTCTGTACTGGGACCAGGATCAAGCTGTCAGCCCGCCTGTGATACGCGGCGTCACCCTCTGGCAATACAGAGCCGGAACGGCACGCATGAATTTTCCCATCAAGGTCGGCGACAAGGTCATGTGTATCTGTGCGCAGAGATCCCTGGACAAGTGGAAGCAATCGGGGGCGCTCGATACCCCTGGCTCGACCCGGGTCCTTTCCATGTCGGATGCGATCGCCATCCCTGGCCTCTATTCGATCCCTCAGGCATTCCCGATCGGCGACAACCTCACGCTGCAATACGGGGCGGCTCTGATCTCACTCATCGAAAATAATGAGATCTCTCTGGAGGTGACGAAGGCCAAGGCCCGGATCACGAAGGATGGGAAGTTCAGCCTTTCCAATGGAACGGTGGAGCTTATCGACATGGTGATCAAGGGCCTGGAGGCACAGAACGCGATGATTGATCTGATCCTCGCCCTGACTGTGCCGACATCTCTTGGGCCATCGGGAACCCCGATCAATGCGACCCAATTCACTCAGCAGAAGCAAACCAATCAGCAGCTCATCGACAAGCTGACTCAATTGAAACTGGGGTAGGGTATGGCTCTCGGATCAGACAACGATTGGCGCTCGGCGTTCGCAGATATGCCTGTGGTCGCCGATGATTCCTGGAAAGCCAATCTTGCGAACACGATCGACAGTCTCGTTACGAACCTTCTCAGCTCTCCGGGCCTCCTGAATTCATCGGGTCAGCCTGCGGCCGTATTCACCTTTGGCAAGGCGGCCTTTCAATCCGGGCTCTCGGGGAACACAGCCGCGGCGATCTCTTCGGCGATGCAAGCTGGGCTCACAGCATCGACTGCTGTTGTTGCCCCTCTCTCCTATATCGGGACCGATACGCCAGCGACAAAGTTCTCTCTTGTGGCCAGCTCGATCATCACGCCGGCGTCGATCGCCCTGGCCGTTGCAAAGATCCTTGAGATCAATGGCAAGCCTGCGGTCGATGATCCCCTTGATAGTGCGGTGCCGCCGATCTTCCGTGAGGCATTCCTGCTTTTGAAATTAACGACGACAGGCACGAATTCTGTGACCCCGACTCCTTCCCCATTGACTGATGCTGAAAGGGCAATGGCATGAACATACTGATCAATGATGCAACGGGTGACATCGACATCCAGCAGAACAATTGGGTGATGGTCCAGGGCACTGAAGAGATTTCCCAGATCATCAAGCAAAACCTGCAAACGGTTCTGGGCGAAT